GGAGTCCATGCAGCCGTAGTTGCTACACCCGCAGCCACATTTGCTGTTGTTACCGCTGTGATTGCGCCTATCGCTGCCGTTGTTTTTGCTGTTTGGGATGTAATCGTGGATGCTACATCCGCCTTCTTAAATATTAAATCTTTAGCCCAGTTGATAGCCATCTGAACGCCCATCTCAACTACTGAACTTACCACCGAACCTAGAATCATCTGCCCTAGTTTCTTCATTGTTATACTAGACTTTTCGCCAAACACTAATATTTGAGCAGTCGCATCACCAATACCAGAAGCTAAAGTTCCACCATTGCCAAATATATCATCAATACTATCTGCGAACCCTGCCATTGGGTTATCCAATTCAGCCAGCCTTGCTACAGCCTCTTCATAAGCCGTAGTTGTATTTCCAATAGCCTCTGCTCTTTGCTCTTCAGTTAGTTTATTAGTTTCAGCAAAAGCGTTGATTCTTTCTAACTCATTGCCGTAGTTTTGTAATAGTTTCTCTTCATCACTTAAATTGATACCGACATTCTTAATACTTTGAATGTATTTATCATTAGTAGCTATTAGCTTTTTGAACTTCTTGATTGTTGGGTCAACTGTAACTTCCGGTGTTGAAACTATATCTTTAACATCTGCCTTCTCACCAGCTTTTAATAGTTTGTCAATACTAGCGTTAGCGTTTTTAATGTTTAAGTTATAACTAAGCATAGAGGCATCTAAACCCGCTATAACCTGTTGAGCCTCTGTAGCATTGAGTTCCATGTCGCCAAACATACTTGTCTCTTCAACAGCTTTCTTTTGAAGTGCTAGAATCTTTAACTCAGCCTCGTACCCAACAATAGCCTCTTTTTCTTTCTTTATTTGTGCATGGTCAATAAATACAAAGTCTTTAGGCTTATCAAACTTAGTAAAGGCTGTAGCTACTTTATCTAAACCTACAGTTAAAGCCGTTATTCCTGCTAATACAACTCTAGCCTTCTTACCACCTAAGAACGCCATGATAACACCTACTTCAAGAATCCACGGGTCAACCTTCATAAGAGTAGCAAACACACTACCCATAGCCTTACCTACTGACATAATGCCATTACCAAACTCTTTAACCATCGCAATAGTTTGTGGGTCGCCTAAAGAGCCTGTGATACTTAAAACAATATCCTTAACCTCTTCAAAGATGCCAGTTTCAGCTAGTTGAATCTTTAACTTAAACCACGCATCCTCCATCATTGATACTTGACCTTGGAATGTCTTAGCTAATTCTTTAGTAGCACCTACAGCGGAAGTTGTATTTCCTTCCCACATTTCGTTAAGTTTCTTCTTAGTCTCGTCAGCACTATAAGTCACACCCTGCTCAAATCCCAAGAAGGCGGCTACACCACGTTCACGGAATAAGTCGGCACTAGCAATACCGGATGCCATTGCTCTTTGTAGTTGTTCTGCTGTTTTAACGAAGTCAAGACCAGATACCGCAGCAATATCACCTGTCATTTCTAACAAGCCATTTAACTCATCAATATCATCTGTGATTGTTAAGAGAAGTGGGGATGCGCTTTGAATGTCCTCTAGTGCGAACGGCACTTTGGATGCGAACTTAGTCATAGTATCAAATGCTTTACCAGCATCGACCGTGCTACCTGTAAGGAACTTTAATCTTACTCTTAGGCTTTCTAAACCCGAAGCACTTTGGATTACGGACTTCATTACCGCACCAACACCTAAAGCACCCATTGCGCCATTAAGTGAGAAGATTTGATTCTTAACTCTAGAGGCGGTCTTACCGATGCCTTTAATGGCTGTACTCGCTCTACTTGAGCCAGACACCGCCCCTTTAGGGTCAACCTTTACACCATAAGTTGCTATTTTGTTAGTTGCCATTATTCTTATCCTCTAATTTAAAGAAGGCAAACCAACCATGAAACTCTTCAACCGTCATAAGGTCTATTTCATATACAGTTTTGTTTAAGCGACTCGCAAGTGCGTAACTTGCGTATAACTCGGAATCGCCTTCTAGTTTCCCGCCATTTCATCAATAGTTGGAGTTGCTGATATTTCACTAACAACCCTTGTAATAACATCCGGTGATACGTTATTCATAAACGCCACCTTGTCAGATAAGTCGAACATTTTGTTACCGTCTTTATCCAACGCTTTTAATATGAGTGTTCTTACCATGAATTCAAAGTCATCACCTTTCGCAAACTTCCAAAGTGTTTTCTTTTCACCCATAGTGAAGGGAGTGGAATATATAACATCATCCCACTCTGGCACATCAATAACCTTTGTATCTAGGGTGTCAAAGTGTGCCTTAGCATTATCTAAAATGCCCATTACGCTACCGTAGACCAAGTAACCGCACCGTTGGCTTCAAAACTAACTGAAGTCTCAACCATACCGTCTAGTGTAGTTGATACACCTTTCTCAGTAATTAAAGCAGATAATGTCGCATAAGTATCGCCAGTTGTAGCACCTTCTGGGTATAGATTTAATGTAACTTCAGCACCAACTGTCATTGCACCTTGTCCATCTGAATCTGTTTCATCCCAAAACGCTGTCATTGAACCACTAGCGGTAGTTAGACTTGTTTTCTTTGTTCTAGCAGAATCGCCCATTGTAGTATCATCAATAGTTTCCGCAGTTTCACTTAAACTGAAGTCCTTAATCTCTGCTACTGTGTTTGAACCAACTTTTACTAAACCCTCTGAACCTTTATGATTTGCCATCTGTATTCTCCTTAACCTTTACTTTTTTATTATCGGATTTCTCAACCCAGCCATTCGCCTTCATTTCTTCAATCTTTGAAGGGTGTGGCGTAACACCTTCTTTACCACCGTTAGGTGGATATAAAACTATTTGATTTTTCATTCGTCTCTCCAATATGGAATATTAACATTAATCTGATGCCACCGGTCATCAGTACCTACAGTCTCAATACTTGCTACGTCACAGACCACATCATTAAAACTAACTCCATCAAATATAGTCGCTATTGTATCAGCATAACCTCTGATGGTGTGAGTACCAGAATTAGCAGGTGCGAATATCTGAATATTGATAATGCCTGTATGTCGTTTTAAGCCATTAATTGCTCTATACCCACTTGTGCCATTAAGTATATTAAATCTCACCCACTCCGTATTGTTAGGCGTATCAAAATCAGCATTGCCCCATGCGATAGTGGTGGTAGTCCAATTAGTATTGAATCTACCTTCTATGTTTGTTCTTTCACTAGCGAAGCCCATTATCCTAAACCACTCCCTACGTCATTCATAGTTAATTCAACCATGCCTTTAGGTGCTTGTTTACTTGAGCCTTTTTCAAGGGCTTGAATATAAGGCAATGAATTAGTTATATAAACAGCCTTTTTGCCTGTTGGCTCGCTATAAGACTGAACGCTAGTCGCACTCTCATTAATACTTGTATCAGCATTACTTTCAGATAAGTTCCAGTTTCCTCTCGCACGTCCTGTATCTACAGGTGTCTTTAACGTAATACCATTCCACAACTGAAGAGTAACCTTACGCACAACTTTATCAGTCTCAAGACCTAAGTCTTTAGCCAATCTGTTTAAGTCCATATTAAATGCGCTTACGCTCATCCTACCCTCGTCAATATTAAAGTGTAAGAAGCTAACGCAGGGTCAGAGATAATACCGTTGATTGCGTATATAACTGAATCTCTAGTAATAGTGTCATTGGTATCCGGAGTAACTGCTAAATCCCTACTTGCGAAGATAGCAGACAAATCACCTGTGAATTGTGAACTCACATCATTAGAATCCACCTTACCACCCATAGGGCTTAATACAGCTTTGAGTGAATAATCTACAGTTGTGTGGGCTACAGCTCCAGTAGTTACGTTGTAAGCGCCAGTTGACCTAGCATTATAAGTAATAGTCTCTGCTAAGTCGCCTACCGATACAATAGCCGATTCAACAATCTTACCTATTGATGCCTTTAATCCCATTACGTTCTAACTACCGCCACCGTACCAAACTTAGCACGAGCATTAATAGTTCCCCAGCCTCTCAACATTTCTTGAACAATCTCCGGCATTACACCAGCAGTATCAGTCTTATCAAATGCTAAAGATATAGAGCCTACTGTTAAACTAGATAAACCTTTGCCATCAGAATCGCCAGTTGAATCACTAGCCAATAAGTGGCGAGCAAACTCAATAGTAGCGTTTTTAATAGGCTGTGGAACGATAGTTGAAGATACTGAATAACCATCATCAACAACACCATCTCTACCCCAAGCTAATGCTTGTTCATCAGTAGTCTTTAAACCTACCCAGTCAATCTTCTCATCTAAGATTCTAGTAGCCATCTTTAGGGCTTTCTCTTTATTAGCTACCGAAGCGCTAGTCCAGTCTGTTGCATACAAATGATTATCGTGATAGGTATCGCCCTCTGCTACTGTTGAATAGCTATCTGAAGTTAAACCTTGCGCTGTAGCATCTAAAGCCATTACTTATATCCTGCGTCTTTGAATTTGTGAACATTGTTAACGTGTACGTTAGCCTCTAAGCCATCTGCGTTCACCATAACAACGAAATCACCTTTCTTAGGAGTTGCTTTTTTGACTACTTTTTTAAGAGTCTTTTTTATTTTATTAGTTGGCATTTTATTCTCCGTTTTAAATTAGGTGGGATGGTCATAACTCCACCCCAGTTTGATATGATATTAACCCATTAATAGAGCAATATTGTCAGACTTCCAAGCCTTAGTACCCCAACAAGCGGCAACTTCAATCATCTGCTTACGGTAGCCCTTGTAAACACGAATCTCGAAAACTAAACCTGAATGTGGGTCAACAACTAACATAGCGTCATCTGCTGAATCACCACCGTTTGGAACAGCAGGTGCTCTCATTCCTAATTCGATAGCGTTTTGATTAAACATTACGTTACCTGTGTAACTAGCACCAGTAGCGATAGTCTCATCATTAGCAATAATTGAACGCGCACCATTTTCGTTTAATACAAGTGAAGCACTAGTAGTCTGATTGTTAACAACATAGTTGTCAGAAGAACCACTAAATGAAACAACATCACCTGCGGCACAATCAGTAGTCTGAGTACCATCTACAGCGATAGCAGTATCACCAACTGCCACAGCACCATTAACAACGTGGTCATCAGAACCAACAGTAGTATGAGAAACAACTTGAGCAGACTCTTTAAGCATTACGCCAGATAGGTCAAGTAAAGTACCTTGACGTAACATAACATCTGAACCAGCAGTATTAACTTGATTCAATGAAGCAAGGTTACGAAGATTAGTACCAGCCAAAGTGTTCATTACTAAAGACACACGACCATCACCAGTAATACCACCATTGTCAGCAATAATCTGACGACATTCAGCGATAGTATTAAAGTTTGAACCGAATGGAGTAGTACCAGCAGTACCTACAGCGCGTGAAGCACCTTGATAAGCGGCAGTAGCCA